CACCTTCTTCTTTTTCTGCTTCTTCACCACCATCTTCACCACCATCTTCTTCACCATCTTCTTCACCATCTTCTTCACCATCTTCTTCTTTTTCTGCTTCTTCACCACCTTCTTCTTTTTCTGCTTCTTCACCACCTTCTTCTTTTTCTGCTTCTTCACCACCATCTTCACCACCATCTTCTTCACCATCTTCTTCACCATCTTCTTCACCATCTTCTTCACCATCTTCTTCACCACCTTCTCCATCTTCTTTTTCACTTTTTTTTGCTTCTTCACCATCTTCTTCTTCGCCTTCACCACCTTCTCCATCTTCACCATCTTCTTTTTCACTTTTTTTTGCTTCTTCATTTTCAGTTTTTGATGTATTTGCTGATGAGGCGTTTGATGCTGATGAGGTGTTTGATGCTGATGAGGTGTTTGATGCTGATGAGGTGTTTGATGCTGATGAGGCGTTTGATGCATTTGTTGTTATTGTATTTTCTTCAGTTGTTTTTGTAGTAGAATTTGTAGGTTTAGAGTTATTATTCTGCTTTTTGCATTGTTCTAAAATATTTTTGCTTTTTGTTTTTTCATTTTGCAAATTTACCAATAGTTGTTTATATACTGGGCTCATTTCTGCAATAGCATTTGCATATTTGTTAACTGTACCATCTTGTATCATTTGATTATATGTTTGCATAAATTCAGATGTTATTAAATTATAATCCAATAGATTATCATTCATGGAACTACATATTTGACCATTGGTAAAATATAACAATTTGAACAAAATTGTAGAATAATAGTTCGCTATAGCAACAACAATTTGTATAAAATATCCCCAAACATTACTATTAGATGAATTGGCATTACTTAATTTATTCATATTTGTTTCAATTTTTCCTTGACATTCACTAAGTTGTGAATCGTAATTTACAGATTCTCCACATGTCTCTTCATCAATAACAGCCATTCCTACTAGACTTTTATTCATATCCATTGGAACAATCAACTGGAATGTTTTATCGTAATCTCTTTTAACATCTCTACAGAAACGTTGAAAAGTTTGCGTTAAACTTGCTTGTAGATTCTTCTTTTTCTGTTGATTCTCAAGTTCCTGTATCTTTGTGCCATAAGTGGACAAATCCTGTTCCATTTTTGCTACTGTTTCAGCTAACCTAGGATCAACTTTAGTTAATTCCTCTTTTTGTTTATTATTTATTATACCAATGCCAGTAGATACTTCGGTACTTTTGGATGTTGATGTATTTGGTGTTGTTGAAGTATTTAAGTTTATGTACTTGTTCATTAAATCCATTAAATTTGTTAGAATAAACCCTGATACTGGTGTTTTATTGTTACCTTTTGTTGGAACTAAATATACCAAATTGTATAACTTTGATTGTAAAATATCAAGATAATTATTACTAGCTCCAGTACCATTTTGCTGGTTGCTATTTATAGTTGATGTACCATTGGTTGTTGATGTGTTACTAGTAGTTGTACCATTGGTTGTTGGTGTGTCAGGGGTTATGTTTATAATAGTTGTTGGTAATTCTTGAAAACTTATACTGTAGTTCTTCGCTATTTCAATGATAGCTTTAATAATATTCTCGGATTGTTTATTACTTGTTGCTGTTAAAGTTTTAGAATATGTATCAACAGATTCTGATAAACTTTCGGCATTGAATTTAGCTTTATCAATATTTTCAAACATTTTCATTAAGACTTTACTTGGGATAGATACGAAAGTACTCATCATATTTGTAAAATCTAATGTTTCTGCTCCACTGTTCTCGGCTTTCATAACAACTTCAGCCTGTTTTGCAAGTTGTAGTAACATCAATCCAACTTTAACTGAATCATTGTCTTGATAAAATTTATGAACCCTTCTACTTGCTGCGTCCGTAAAAAGTGAGGTCATTATACTATATTTAAGAGAGATTTTTTTTATAAAAAACAATCAATTACTTAAAGATTTGTATAAAAAATTAGGTATATGAGTAATCTGGAACAGACTGCTACTCAACCGAAGAAGAGGGGGAGAAAACCAAAGCCAAAAGATCCAAATGAACCTATTAAACAACCAAGGAGACGAGGTAGAAAACCGAAAACTAAAGATCCTGATTCATCATCACAACAAGTTCCCAAAAAGAGAGGTAGAAAGCCGAAAGTGAAAGATCCAAATGAACCTCCAAAGATACCAAAGAAGAGGGGAAGAAAACCTAAACAGAGTGTTTATAGTGTAAAGAAAGAGCCGTTAATAAATCATGAAAATGTGAAGGTGGATACTTTAATTCTGCATTTGCCGATACATTCAAAAGATTTGAAAGAGGATTTATTAGAGAATAGGCTTTTAAGGTATAATGAGTTAACAGAGCCAGAGCCTTTTGAGAGTGAGATAAATTACGAGTTACTAAAGAAAGGAAATGTTCCCAATAAGGTTAATAAACCTCATATAGATTTTGTCAGTTCGACAAATTTAGATAGTATAAAACTTACGGAATCTTTTAAGAAGAGTTTAAAGAAGAGTGATGAGAGAACCAAATATTATGATCAGATAGACAACAATATTCTAACTTTTCAGGAGAATAAGTTGGTTAATATTAGGTATGAGTTTATCAATGCAAATGAGAAGAAAGAGTGGCCTCTTAAGATTAATGGATGTTGTTTATGGTGTTGTCACCCATTCGATTGGATACCTGTTGCATTACCAGAGAGATATTATAGGGAGAAGTTCTATGTGAAGGATTTTTTCTGTAGTTGGAATTGTGCGGCAGCACACAATTTTTCCAAGAAAGATAGTGGTGTATGGGAGAGATATAGTCTTTTGAATTTGATGTATAAGAAGTTGAATGAGTGTGACTTTGTTAAAATTAGTAAAGCACCTAGTCGTGAAGTTCTTAAGATGTTTTTAGGATACTTAACAATTGAAGAGTTTAGGAGAAATCTTATTACACAAGACAAGATCTTCAATGTCTTAGAACCACCAATTGTTTCTTTGATTCCAAAAGTTGAGGAGTTATACAATAGTAAGAAAGGTACAACAAATAAGAAGAAGTATATTCCAATGGATAAGAATATTCTAGAGAAAGCGAAGAAGTCTGAACAGTTACGTTTGGAGCGTGGAAAACCTCTAATTAATGAGACTTACACATTAAGCAAATTTATGGACATGAAAATTATTTAATAAATAAATAAAATTAATTATTTCGCAATGCGTAAAAATAATATGTTGACATAATATATAAGAATGCCAACTCAGTGTCAGAAAATGTTACAAGTTGCCAACCGTGAAAATAAGAGAAGAGGTGGATTGGCTAAGAATTACTTTAGAAAGGATTGCCCAGATCCATACACTGCTCTTAACTATTGGAGAAGAAGATTTAGAACTCAGGACTGCTACTTAGGACAGTACTTTGTTCCATACCAGGTTACTAACAAGCCTGGAAAGCCAGGATGGTTCGGAACTACAAGACCATATAGAACTAACGGATTCAGCATGGGAAATGCATGCCCAGTACTCTACAGAAATGCCAGAAACGTTTGCAAAAAGGCATACAATGGAACTACATGCGGACAAGCCTAAAAAACCCCTTTAAAAAAACCAATTTACGCGTAGGGTTCAAAAGGGAGATGCAATATCCCTTTAAAGATACTTAAAAAACCAATTTACGCGTAGGGTTCAAAAGGGAGATGCAATATCCCTTTAAAGATACTTAAAATAAATAATCACTTATTTTAAGTAATAAATGATACTATCTTGGGATGTGGGTGTGTACAATTTGGCATACTGTGTTGTAGATAAAGTGTGTGATGAGGAGGATGAAACAGTATACTCCTGTTACATAAAACGCTGGAAAATTCTTCCTATTTGTACAAAAGAGGAATTGAAGAAAGATAAGATTGCTGTTTATGAGAGAATACCGAAGATCTTAGAAGAAGAGTTCTATAGTATGCAGGAGTTTTCGAAGATAACGGATGTTCTTATAGAGAATCAACCATGTCTTAAGAATCCAACAATGAAGAGTATTCAGATGATGGTGTACTCTTTCTTTGTAACAAATAAGAATCATGGTGGAAAACTTTGTTCAGAAGATAACTGTCCAGTTATATCGAATATAGAGTTCATATCTCCAATGAATAAATTGAAAGTTTATGATGGTCCAGAATTGGAATGCAATCTCAAGAGCAAATATTCTAGGAGAAAGAAGATGGCAATTCTTCACACCAAATATTTCATGGAAAAATATGATGAAGAGGAATGGGCAGAATTCTTCGAAGCAAATAAGAAGAAGAATGATGATTTAGCTGATGCATACTTACAAGCTCTCTTCTTTATTAGTAGAGAACATGCAAAATTGTTTAAGAAAAAACGTAAAAGACGAGCTCCAAAGAAGAAAACTGAGGATGAAGCCAAAGGTAAGTCTATAGACATAGACCTAGATATTTCTGAAAATGTTGTGACTTAAAGTATTGATTGCATTAACGGATATTACTATAATTGATTAACATTCTGTGTTGTCTTAAGTTACAACATGTGATAGAAGATAATGTTCTAATAAATTCAAATACAGAATGTTTATTATGTATCAGATATACCGGTAAGACAAGACCGTACTATACTGGTTTGTATGGGTTGTTTTAGAGATTAAGCCTAATTCCATTGTTGATATTCTTAGATTGAACTGGTTTGTGATTTCTCTCAAGATTGTTCAATATATTGTCAACAGATTCAGCTTCTGCACTCGAACTAGATGGTCTAGGCATCTGTCCTCTATTTGGTCTTGGGATATTGAAGTTTCTATTTCTCTGAGAAGCTTGATTCTTCATGTTAACACCAGTTCTCAAAGTACTCATGACTGGATCATCCGCACCAACACCCATCTTCTCACTCATCTTATCCATAGCCGATTTAGAGATCTTCTCAGCGATTTCTGGATTGTTTCTAATCAAATCTCTAATGTCAGGATCAACCGTCTTGAACAGAGAATTGGACAAGTGAAACATGAAACCACTTCCAATAACCATAAGTGCAAGTTTCAACTCTGGTGGCATAGACACAGAACCGCTGTACTTCTCATGCAACTCCTCGAACACTTCATCATAATCGTTAATGTTCTCCATAACATTCTCTGACCAACCATCAAGCTTAATATCAAGTGGATCAAATCTCTTATTCAACTTCTCTGTACCACTAACAGCTAACATGAGAATCTTTCTTGCAAACTTAATACTTGATTCAACATCTCTCTGTTTCTTGAGTCTTCTGAATTCAAACAGAAGGTCATCATAACTAGAAGCCATAGTCAATCTTTTCGACATCTCATAACCCGATTTCTCCAATCTTATCAAATTAAACATGAGTTCCTGCTTCAATCTTGTTCTCTCTCGATAATCTCTTGGTGGACTGTCAGGGAAATTATCGGATTTCTTAGGTTTCTCTTTTTTAACTTCTTCAAAATCGTTCTCCTCATCCATTTGGCTACCCTCAGACATACCATCATCAGATGATACCTCTTCTCCCATTTCAGATTCAGCATCATCATTAGAGTATTCATCATCATCTACATCATGTTGGGGAACATCACTCATGTTTCTATCCATTGATGTATTCGAGAAATCCGGCATTCTAATACTCTCCATCTCATCATCATCATGTCCATCACTCAAATCTATATCCTCCTCATCACTCTCTGGATGATCAGGTGCTTCATCATCACTCTGTGTATTCTTCTTAGGATTTGCAAAAGATTTAAAATCGAATGCATTCAAACTTGGTTTTATCTTAACTCTTCTATTTTCTGCACCTTCTGAATCTCTAGCCAACTGTGGCATTCTATTCACGATTCCCTCTCCACTATCACTTCTATCTTTGTTCTCCAATACAACTATGTTATCATTGTTTTGTGAAGTTTCGATATGTTTCTTATTGAAATCTGAACCGTTATTAAACTGTAAACCACTCATATTATAAAATATTAAGAAGTTATTATAAATAAAATATACGCAACCGTCTTTATACTTTTTAGAAAAAAGTATTATCAAAAAAACTATACTTATAAAAAAAAAAGTATACACAAAAAAACTATACTTATTATTGGGATCGATGTTGCTGATAAAAGCTATACTTGCTATTGGTAGCGATGTTGCCAATAAAAACTATACTTGCTTTTTAAGAAAAGATTTATTGTGAATGGTATTTTTTAATTATCTCTAATGCTTTTTGATATTCTTCATTACTACTCTTGTCAAGTGTCAATTGTTTGTTTCGAATTAAACAGAATTTACTTCTAGTATCAATCAAGAATTTGAAAATTAATATGAATAACAATGTCAGCAGAATCGACATTTTGACATTACGAGTCGAAATGAATGCAATTGAGAAAACTACGAGGTATCTAAATATCGAGTATGTATTGAAATAGTAATCCATAGAATCCGGTATATCCTTCACTAAATACTTTCCACCAATATTCATTATAAACATTATGCATCCATTAAAAAACGTACTTTGATTTAATAAATTGAATACACTCTCCATTAATTATTATAAGATTTTTAATCTATGTTCATCTCTTTATAAATTGAGTTAAAAGTTTTTCTCAAATCCGAAACCATCTCCTTAAAAGGTTGTGTAGCCTTTCCACCCTTCTTAGAGAACTTCTCCAATTTATCCAAATTACTGAATAAATCTTTCTGTTCTTCATTAGATTCCTCTTCTTGTAATTCTTCTGTCTGTTCTATTTGTTGAGTGAATCCCTCTATTTTGTTTTTGATGAAATTTAGATTGATTTTGTCCTTGTAATAATACACACACACTAAAGCCATTATAATAATCCCATAATATATCCTATTCACTATGAAATAAACAAATAATAATAGGAAGATCAATTTAACAGAGTGTCTATTATATTTCTTACTAAGTTTCTCACTATTCAATAATAGAAATATAACAGCAATAACACCAACAATAATGATAATATTGTACATATATATTATCATTATAAAAAAAATACGGTCTAATTCACTTAGTTCATGTCCATCTGATAAGAAACCCCAGAATCAGCATATGGACCTGGAACACCTCCTTCTGGATCTCTTGGAATTGGATCTGGAATACCACTTGCTAAAGCAGACTCTCCAGGTCTATATGGATGTGGGTTGTATGGATTCTGTGCATTTGGTACAATTCCACAGTTAGATGCGAATCTCTCACTCAAATTAACCTTGTTGACCTTAGCCAAAGTCAATAGGTAGATCATGAAGAGCATAACACCGACATGTGCTCCGCCAATCTTGAGCTTGTTGTCGACAGTGATGAAAACAATTGCTAAGATGACGATTAATCTTCCCAATCTGTTACTGACAACATCAGTCACTAAATTTTTGACATCGCTCACATCGTCGAAGAAGAAGAGCAAATATAGCAAATAAGCTAATAGACACAGAATAATAACCAAGTTGATTACGTGATGACTAACCTCCATTTTATATAATCACATATATTTTTTTTCAATTGTAAAAATAATCATAAAAAGCTGTATTCATATCAATGTTTAAGAATTTAGAATTCCAATGTTCAACCGTACTAAGATGTTGTTGTACTATGACTGATACCAAAATTATTAGAAATAAAATAATTAATAATGTATTGTTCATTAATTATTAGAATAAAAAAATAGATATAATGCGTAATATTATTATCTATTATAAGAGTAAGTTATGTCTCTTGGTTTTATGACACTACAAGAATTATGGGGAGACGATTATAATAATTTCGATGAGAACACAGGTGTTGATTACACTGGTGGAAACCGATTTGAAACAGAGTTACAACCAATCTCCAATAACTCTGAGAATTTGATGTTGACGAATGGACAACAAACACATTCATCTATAGTTCCTCATCAACAAGGAAATAATCAAATGCAACCCCAAAGTGAAGAAATGGATAGTATAAAGGATGTATTGAATAAGATTAACGATAGAATTAAGAGATTAGAGGATATGTGTGCAACACGTGACAAAAAGATTGTCGAAAGTTTTGGAAACGCATCAGGAAATAGATACTTCGATCTCCTAATTCTTATAGGATTGGGAATATTGGTCATTTATGTATTAGACTCTATTCTAAAATTAGGAAAAAATTAAGAGAGTGACTCTACCACCGAAGGTGGAAATGCATAGAGGTTTACGAAGAGATACAATATCCCTTTGTTGTAGGTAGCGTAGGACGGTGGCATGACTGCCCCCGTAAACCCCCTGTCTACTGGTTGTAAGTAGCGTAGGGGTTTACGGGGCAGCGAAGCTGTTGCAGAAGGCAATGCAATCTCCCCGTCTTTAGAAATCGAAGAATAATTCTCTTTTCTTGGTTTTTGGCTTCTCTGTTTTGATCTTATTTAGATTGCTATTATATAAGAAATCTCCTTTTGGATTGTAATCATTGATTGGTCTAAATTGGGGTTGTGGTTTGATATCAACTCTCTTTGTTGTGTCTCCGCCATTGTCTATTAATTTTGTATTACTTAAATTTTCCAACTTAAGTGATTTCTGTTTAGAAGGCCATGTTATGAAGATAACCAGTGGATGACAGTACTTCGATTGAAACCCCTTAGAAGTCAGAAAATTAATGATATAAAACAAACACTCAGTCATATTGTATATAGGAAACCCAGGAATGTATTCTGGCATCTGGTACAAACAGAACTCATGTGATCCATCAACAGCTAACTTTATCTTCCTAAACACTCTCTTTAAAATCTTGTTATAAATCATCATTCTCTTCTCTTCTTTTTGTTGTTGTTTCTTGTGAATATCGAAAACAGAGAATGAGAAGTCATTTGTATCGTTATTTCCATAATCACCATAGAAATTGTAATGGTCCATAATACTTTTTAGAAAAAAATTGAATAAATAATACCAACACTTTATCCATAATGGGTTACAATCATGATAAATAACAATTCTGTTCTATTCGATATTATTGATGAATATAGTGTTCATAAACGTAAACACTATATTATACTTTTTGGTGATAGTGAGAAGAATTGTGGGTTCAAATATGAACAGGCTTTTCTAAATTCAGTTGCAAATCATCTTCGTAAAAATGGTGAGATTGTTACCATGAAAACGAAGAAGAGAAAAACAATAGAAGAGATTCAAAATCTGTTTGAAACAGAAGACGATGAGCAATTTATTGTTCTATATAGTGGTCATGGATCGAATTCTTGTGGATCTCTTTTGATATCTGATAAACACAATCTTCCAATTGAATCACTTCCCGAGAACACTATTCTGTTCACTTCTAGTTGTAAACCATATATGAGCAAAAACATGAGGAAAAATATAACCATCGTTGGAGAGAAAACAAGCATTCTATACCCACACAAACCAAAAAAGTTGTTTGGTGTATTCGCAGATCTCAACAAATTAGTGGCTGATGATGGATCTGAAATGTGTTTTGATATTAGAACCTATTGACTCATTTTTTTTATAATATTTTTGGTCTAATATTCATAACCAAAAGTCGTTTTGACATAATCCTTATCAAAATCCATCTGACTAACATTACACTTTGCACAACTCCTACAAAAATGCACCCAATCACCACTATACGTATCGTACTTCCAATCATGGATACATCTCTTCTGTAGTTTCAGCCTCAATTTCTTGATCTGTTTCTTTGCACTCGCAATCTGTTTTTGTTGAGTTCCGAAATTTGCTTAGGAATAGAGGTCTGATGGGTTTGGGCAGATTGTTGAGTTCTAAACGTTAGTGCCTTTTCTGCCTCAGGAGATGGGTTAACAACTCTTGTCAACTAATATCCGATTAGTTGCACAAATAAGCGAAGCTTATTGGTGTCATCTTTTTATCAAATTTGGTGTAATATGTAAATGATACTCTTTCCATAATCGTTGTTAGAGTGTTTTTATAACATGTGAATTATTAATCATTTTTTTATTCACCATACCATATCCATCACTTCAAGCAGGATACGTTTGATAACAACTGCCTTCTTTTCAGCCTTGTTATTACCAACATCGACGTTCAACTTGAAAGTCTTCATCTTGTTATTCGCTGTGTTGAACAGCGTGAAGTAAACAACATCTCCCTCTGCACCCTTGACAGCTGGACAAGATCCGATCCATCCAGTAATGGATACATAAATGAATGGTCCGCTTTTGTCGAATTGCTGCTCCTCACAAAACTCAACCAATCCCTTGTTCATGGATTCACTGGTTTCACGAGAAACAATTGTTTCATCTGTTGTCAACTTTGCCGGAACGTTGAGCATCTTTTGCTTAACTTCAGGACTGTATGTAACAATACAGAAATCCACAATTGTGCTAGAACCGTCAACGCAAGTCAATGTGTTAACAATTCCACCACCTGTGCAACTCTCGGCTGTTCGAATATTCACTCCATCTTTAATGAGACGTCCAACAATTCTGTTTATCTCTAGTTTATCCCAATCTTGTAAATCACAAACGTTTGATTCAGTGTACATTATATTGTTTTATATTCTAATAATTAACTTTAACTTTATAATTACATTTTTACTTAAAATAAAGAATAATATAAATTTACAATAATAATGCCTAAATTTGCATTTGATTTACGCGGAGTTATAGTAGATAAAGATAAAGGTGAAATATCAGATGAGGCTATAAATTCTATCCGTTTAGTTGTAGAGAAGTATGGTGTTGATAATGTTTATATCATATCTAAGGCTAAAAGTAAATGGATTGATATAAATAGAGTTAGATTGAGAGATTGTGATTTCTATGAGAGAACAGGAATGATTGAGAAGAATACCTATTTTGTTGATGAATATGAGGACAAAGAGAAGATATGTAAGAAATTAAGAATAACATATATGATTGATGACTCTATAAAAGTTATGAGACATTTAACAAACACATTTGGATGGCTATTCTCTCCAAAAGAGACAGTGTTGTTAGACAACACAATAAGAATTAGTAGTTGGAAGAAATTGCGTAAAAAAATATGTAAAATTCCTTTTTGTGATAAATCCATTGGATTTGCAAAATAGATAAATAAGTATAAAAAAAAATTAGTATAAACTAATAATGACAGTTTATACTAAAATGGTCATATCTGGTGGTGGTATAAATGGAATTGCCATTGCTGGTGCTGTTAGCGAGTTTGCAAAGAACAACGATTTGAACAAGATAACCGATATTATGGGTATATCTATTGGTTCTGTCATAGGTGTGATGATATGTATAGGTTACACTATGGAGGAGATAGAGAACATATTTTTAGGAATTAAGATGGAGGAGTTTATCAATATGGAGGTTTACAATATATTTGAGAACTACGGTGTAGATAATGGTGAAATGGGAAAGAGATTGGTGAAGGCGATTATTGCCAATAAGGGTTACGATGTGAATATAAATTTTAGGGATTTATTAGATAAGACTGGGAAGAATTTGGTGGTTGTTGGAACAAATGTGAATTTGGGACGTGCGGTGTTCTTCAACGCAGTGGATTACCCAGAAATGCCAGTAGTTGATGCAATCAGGATATCATCCTCTTTCCCTTTAATGTATGAACCTGTTGAGTACAAAGGTGACCTATATGTTGATGGAGCTGTTTTAGCACCATATCCTATAGATTACTTTGGTACAGGTCGTGATGATATTATAGGTTTTTTGATAAATAAGAGCACAGTTATTCCTGAGAACAAAGAGACACACTATGATACAAGTGCATTGGATAAGTTTCTATACTCATTATTGTACATAGTGTTAGATGCTTATCAAGATAGATCGTATGAAGGTCATGAGAAATGCACTGTTTTTATGAGTAAGAACGATTTAGTAGGAAGTGCAATGGAGTTCAAGTTGACTACCGAGAGAAAACTTGAACTATTAGAAAAAGGTAAAGAATGTTATAGAGATTTCATTGAAGCAAAATTGGGTGCAATGGTTGTTGGTAAATTGAAAGATATAGTTCATAACAAATTGACTACTTAGTTGCTCTGGTTAACAGCCTGTGCATTGTCTGGCATCTTGTTTAGGACACCATGAACTTGATTGACAAACTGGTTCAATCCATCAGCAGTTCTTGGTCCTTCATATGTCTGATGGTTTCCAGCATCTGCTATTCCGTTGGGGTAGTGTCTGATAGTTGGGAAACCCTGAACACCATGCTTCTGGACTAATTCTTTCTCGTGATCTGCATTGACCTTCTTGACATTGACTGGACCATTGTAGTTAGTCTGGAATCTGTCCCACTCTGGCATGAGTCTCTGGCAATGTCCACACCAGTCTGCGTGGTAGAGAACTAAGTCCCCAGCATTTGTCATAGCCTCTAAATTAAAACCTCCCTGTAGTCTTCCGACATTGGCGTTAACTCTGAGACCAGCGGTTAAACTGTTGTTTCTTGGGGTGAAAACTGCAACAACAATAATAATTGCCAATGCAATAAGAACTATCTGGAGTATTGGATTCTTTCTAATCTTTTGGAACATCTCTTTTATAATTATAAATATATTTTTTTTTGGAATCGAAGAATTGATTCCGTTATTTTTTCTAACTCTTTTATGACAAATTTCTCTGTCTTAAAAGTAGCTCCATCAAACGAAAACAGTTTCTGACCAAAAAAGCCTATATCTGTACAATGCAAACAGTCAAATCCCCAACAGGCTGTGAACCCTCCATGTGGTATATAGTCTATGGAATCCTCTGATATCTTATTCACAACTTTCTCATCTACAACATATCCACAATAACTCATTCCTGTAAATTTTATCTGGCACTTAAACTCATTAACAACTACATTTGTTACTCCATTTTTCAATTCCTTTCTTAATTCATCTAAATCTTTCTCATAGACACTTCCTGTTCCATCATCGCATTTAATATTTGGCATTAATATACAATATTAATACATCTTTATGTGTAAAATTACAAGTTTATAAAATATTGGGTATATTAATGTCATATGATAATTTAGGAGTTGTTATAACAACACATGGTTACTCAGGAATCTATATCAAACAGTGTATAGAATGCTATATGAGATACTTTCCAAACTCGTTTATCTGTCTATTTGTTAACGAATCACAAGATAAAGTCGTTCTAAATATTGAAAAAGAGTATCCATCCATAAAATATATCTATGTTACAGATCAAAAAGCGTATGG